GTTTATGATGATATTGCTGACGCATTTGCCCAAGCAAGCAACGACTTGTCTATACCAGTACGGTGGGGCGGCGCATGGCACATAAATTCAATATCGCACTACAACGACAACATGGAAGCGGCGACTAACAGTTATGTTGACTTAAGACGCAGCCAAGGAAAGCGGCCATTTTTTGACGGGCCACATTTTGAATTGTCAGCCGCTAATACACTGGCAGAGGAATATCAATAATGCCAGCCGCTAAGAAATTCGAACCGGATTCCAGATTTGCTATCTACGACCTAAACCATGACGGTACGGTTACAGATGAAGAAATGGCACAAGCCAAAGAAATGCTGGAAATGGAACTGCGCGAAGAAAAAGCAGAAGCGCAAAAGAGAATGGCATGGGTGGCCGTAGCAAGCATGATTGTTTTTATGTTGCTGCCGTTACTGCCGTTCATACCAGACAACCGTTTACAAACCTTGGCCAGTTTAAGCGATATGCTTTTTCTTAGCCAAGCATCAATTGTCGGCTTTTATTTTGGCGCGCAGGCGTACATGAGCCGTAAATAGAAAGGTATCACACTATGATACAGGCATTTATAGGGCCAATAGCCAACTTAGCCGGTACATGGCTAAATGGGAAAGTAGAAACCAAAGCAGCGGAAACGCGCATGAAAGTATCTGAGGCAGACGCGAAAGCAAAAATTATGCTTTCAGCCGCTACAAGCGAAGCCGATTGGGAGCGCATAATGGCGCAGGGATCGCAAAACAGTCTTAAGGATGAATGGCTTGTTGGCTTATTCAGCATTCCTTTAATACTATCGTTTTGTGGTGAGTGGGGGCGTAAAACTGTGGCTGATGGATTTGCTGCGCTTTCTACCATGCCAGAGTGGTATCAATATACTTTAGGCGTAATTGTGGCCAGTAGTTTCGCCGTGCGCGGGGCAACTAAGTTTTTCAATAAACGCTAGATATAGCTTGTAAAGTAGCGCCAATGGCGATATATAGGGGTATGAGGTCGATTGCCAATTGTCAACCTCGTTGGGTTCAAATTGGTAGTGGGGGGAGCGCACTGCGCGCCCCCTACTTTTATCCAAGCGGCACGTTAGCCGCATACGTTTTTTCTTCCTGTTCCATGTAGAATATGTGCTTACCCACACGGCCTATAGGCTCAAACAAATCAGCCCAATAAGGTCGCACGTATGTAGCATGGTAAAAAGTAGCCCCATGCCCCAAAACTTTCCCATTAAGCGCATCTTGCGCAATATTTTTAGCTGTATCAAACGCGGCTTTATCGCGGGGCTTGTCGCTTTTGCCATCCCAATAAAACGAGAATTGATTTTTTTGTTTAACTACCGCGCAAATATCATCTGGAAAGCCATTGTCCTGTACGCGATTTATAACGACCTCTGCTACGGCTAATTGGCCATCAAGGTTTTCGCCGCGTGCTTCGTGGTACACTGCAAGCGCTAGGCACATAAGAGGAGTGGTAAACATTACTGCACGCCCTCTTCCATTTCGGCAAGCGCACGCTTTAACGCACGCTTTATGCGCTTCGATCTGTCTGGCAATACAAGTGCGTCAAGACCCTCTATAAGCCACTCCAATTCTTGCTCTGTGGCTGTAACTTGTTTTGCGGGTAAAATATAAATGCCGCCATCAATATTTGTCTGTTGTAAAAACCTCATACCAACGCTCCTACCAATTTCTGTGTTTCAAGCGTTTGGCTGTATGCTTTAGCTTCGCTATCGTGTGCCGGGCGCACATAAGTGGTGCTGCCTACAGTTTGGAAAAGCATGTTAAGAGTGACGGGACGATCAAATGTAACAGTCTGGCGCTCGACCCAAATATCGGGCACCCGTGCGCCTAGCTGGCCAATCATAAACTGGTTGTATTCGAGTATGTCGTTAAAGCGCATACCTTGGTTGAGCGCACGCGCAGCAACACCTAGCTTAAAAATGTCATTATCGGCGGCAACAAGATATTTATAAACTTGCCCACTCCGCATTGTTTTTTGGTTAGAGTTGAGCGCCTTTTGGGAAAGCGCATTAGGGCATATAAAACTGCACCACAAAAACCCTTGGGTTTCATAGTCAGCGTTAAATTCTACTGTGTAAGGCTTAAACATGGCCAATCCTTTATTTTAGTTGGGTTCGTCATGTTTGTAGAGCCAACGGCACTATATGTAAAGTCTTTCTAATAAGTATAAATGTCGTTAAGCGCAAATTTGCGCTATTGGCCTTTGCGCAGCAAGAAAAACGACAGATAACCCCGAAGGGTTAAAAGCCGCTTAACGCGATGTTTTTATTGAATAATTAGTGGCGGAGACGAAGGGATTCGAACCCTCGAACGAGTTACCCCGTTACTCCCTTAGCAGGGGAATAAATTATGGTGCGACACCGTGCAAACTATAGAATCCTCACCGCTGTGTTTGCGAGGCCATGAACCACAATGCGGGGTTTCAGCGCAACTTTGCGCTATTACCTTGCATCATCTAAAATTCGATCCCGGTATTTTTTGTAAACCGCAAGCATTTTACTATTGTCTGTTGGCCTGCCTGCGGCTGCCACGCCCATAACCGTATCGGCCAACTTTTTTTCTGTGGGTGTTTCGAAGCCCACTGAAAAATTAAACTTCTTAGATGAAAGTGGAATTAAGTGCGCCAAAGGTGTGCCAGCTTTCAAAAGCACAGGTTCATCGCTGTTAACCACGCCTTGAATGTTTATTTGGCAATCATTGGCCGGGTTTTGAATGCCGGGTAAAACAAAAAAGTCGGTATTGTCTGGGTAAGGAACTGGCCCCCAATAGATTTGAACACCCTCTGGTACAACACAATTCCAGCCTAAAGGTATTTTTATAACAAACGGCATATTGTTAATATATCTAGGTGCCGGGTGGTTTAGTTGCTCAGTTGGCGCTGGAAAAGCTGGATTTGAAACAGACTTCAAACGCCCATTTACGCTTCCCAACTCTATGTCACGATTTAAAACGACATAATAACCACGCGAAGAAATATCTATGATGGCAGGGCAGCGCCCAGCTAGAGGAACATAGCTAAACTTTGCGGCTTTCCTAGTTTCTTTAACTTGGCTGGCAAATTGGCTGTGCCATTTGAATTTATGAGTTTTAGCTTGAATAATGGGATAAGCTTCCGCGCTTAAAACATCAGACGTAAAAAACCTAATTGTATTATTTTTCTTTTTGAAGATATTTCGCATTTAAAAACTTTGCTAGCTTGGGCAGCATATTAAATGCCTGCCGCGTTGACACACTAAAAACAAATGGCGGTTCCCCGGTTTTGTCTTCGCTTACAATTACCAATTCAAGATCACCGTCCGCTGTTCCGCTTTCGCGCAGATACAAAAGTTTTGGTTCCCCGCCCATGATTTCGTGGAAACTGCGTGGCTTTTGCGGCGGCAATTCCGCGATTTTGCGTCCAATGCCCATAGGTTTCCATGATAGTTTTTTCGCTTGTTTGCGTATAGTCTGCGACATCTGAAATAGGTACGCCATCTTCTAACATCCATGTTATTGCTGTGTGTTTAAGCATGTGAGGGGTAACGCGCTGGATGCCTGCCCGCTTACTGGCAAGCTCCAAGGCATAGGAAGCTTTCTTAATTGGCTTACCCATATACTCCACAACATATTCTGTATCGGCGGCTTCTTGTGCCAATCGTAAATAATAAGCCAATTCGCTATCGGGCAACAAAGGCACGATGCCTCGACGTTTGTTTGTTTTGGCAGCATTCAAGTTTCGCATGTCTATGCGGCCTTGTTGGTTGCCATTTGGCAATACGATCATATCCCATTTAAGCCCAAGCAGCGCCCCATTGCGTGCCCCGGTGCCTAAAGCAAGCAATACATATAAATACGTGTGTGCATTGCACTCTTGTAAAAGTGCGGCGGCTTCGTGGCGCTCTAGACGCTTTTCCCGTGGGCCACCTTCTGGCGGCAGCCATACGCTTGCCGGGTGATCTAGCAAACCCTCTTTATGGCACAGATTTAAAACAGCACGCAGGGCCACTAATTCGCGCCGTACAGTGGATGTTTTTATGGGCTTACCAGATTGCCAAGTAACGCCGGTAAACGTCTGTGACTGCCGTTGTGCAAGGTACTCGCGGCAAATTGCTGGGTTAATACTCTTGGCGGGCAACCCACCTAACAAAAGCGAAAACTGGCGGCAATAAAAGTCTTTTTCTAAATCAATACCCTTGGCGTTGGCATAATATTCAGTCGCAGCCTTGACGGTTAAAACGGCAGCCAAACTTGTGGCCGCCGTTTTCTGTTCTAAGAATGTTGATAGTGCATGAAGGGCAGACGCATAGTCGGACGTTCTTGTGCTGATCCGCTGACTTCTACCACCCCAGTTTCCGACAATGTAATATTTTCCTTTTCGACTTTCGAGCCGGGGTAACTGTTTTGGTTTTGGCATGTGCTATCCTCAATAAAAGCTTGTAACTGATCTTCGCCAATACGGCGTGATCTGCCGAATGTACGATACAACAATGCGCCACGCTGCATCAAATCATACACTGTGCGCTCACTTACACCGAGTTTTTCCGCAACTTCACGAACTTTAAAATGGGATTTCATCGTCTAAATCTCCCGCTGATTGATTGTCAGTTTGGCCACCTTGTGATGGGGCATCACCGCCTTTTGATTTTCCGTAGGCCAGTTCATTAACGCGCAAGCTTAGCGCGCTGCCTTGCGTGCCATCGGGCTTGTTCCATGTGCGCATACTTAGATCACCACTAACAAAGACTTGGTTGCCTTTAACCAAGCTAGGCGCAAGCTTTTCACCGCGTGCCCCCCATAATGTGCAATCCAGCCATAAGGTACTTTGATTGTCACCGAATCCAGTATTGCTTGCGCCACGAAAGCTGGCAAACGATGTGCCATTGTGCTGGCGTACTTCGGCATCTGCAACGATGCGCATATCACAACTAAAACTATTCATTTATTTTCTCCAATTATCCTAATGCAACTTCTTTAAGTTGGGTTTTTTCTAATGGTTGAGTGTCGCACTGCACTGTGGCGCAAGCGGGAATGTAGCAATTATCGTAAACTTTACGGGTAAGGGTATCGACACCGTTGGTGGCGGCAAACTTTACACGCACGTTTTGAATTTCATCTAAAACTTGCTCGACATGGTGCGCAGTGCTGGCGCTTTCAAGCGCACCCTTACAGGCGGTTGCCCACGAGGATAAACTTTCTTTGTTTGGCTTAACCGATACAACCTTAGCACCGGGAAAGTTTTCCAAGACAGATTGTACAATGTCACTGTTAGCTGCCTTGGCCCCCACTTCTTTCTCAAGGTTTGGCGCGGGTATTGCCGCATCAAGCTTAGGGCTTCCACCGGCTGCCGTATTTGGCTTGGCTGCCTTGGCATCCTTTTCGGCTTTAATTGCATGCCAATCTGCTTCATCCTCAGAGTAGGCATCACCATGCAGACCAACAAGTTTAAGTATAACCCTATCCTTGGCGCGCTTTTCAGCCATAGCCATGGGGTAAGAGTTTTTGTTGTTAAACGGTGCGGCTTCGCCAATAGACCATTCGGTTTTATCACCATAATGGCCAGTAACACATAGCACCGCTTCTTTTTTAGAAACATCGCATGCAATTACTTGCGGTGGTTCAAATACAATTTTTTTCTTAGCCGCTACTTTTTCAAGCGCTTTGTGCAGTAGGACAAAAGTGCCGTGGCAATCCCACCCTGCTTGATCTCGACTAAGGCCAATTTCCTTAATCACTGTTGCCACGTTTTCGGGCACGTTATGCTTAGCCATTGACTAGCTCCTTTATTGTTAATGTTCGTTGGGTTCTTGGTTTGACCATGTAAGCTTCAACATCACGCGATGGATATTTAAGGACAAAGCCTTCACAACGTGCTTGTGCAGCATCGCCAACCTTGGCCATAATCTTGCTGCGCAAACCACGTATCTTTTCGCCAATTTCCTTTTCTTCGGCTTTGGCAATTTTGTATGATGCGCAAATTAACGGAAGCTCATTGTCAGCCGTTAAATCTACTTCATCAACAACCGCACGCGGGTGCATGCGCTTAATGGTGCTTTCGGTGGCGGTACTGTTATCCACGGGCGGTGTTTTACCAGCGGCAATATCGTTCCAAAACGACACGCATGAAGTTTCGATGGCTAGCTGTGTGTCAGCATGCGCACGGTAAAAGTATACATATGGCTGGTTGCCGCCCACTAGCGCGCCAAGCACGCCCCACTCGTAACCCATAACAGCCATGTAATGCTGTAGCTGTATAATGTACTGCAATGGCGGTTCATCATCAGTCCACTTTTGGTTATGGATAAGCCCGTCAACATTTTTGATTTCAAATACGCCCGGCCCCTCAACATGCCCAAGCGCTTCAAGCACTTTATCACTAGCATGCGTAAACACCGCATCGGGCGTGCTGCCCATCTTAGCCTCACCCTCTTTGTATAAATATGTGGATTCAGCGTACAGGCATGACGAATCGTCATAACCTAAATCTTCTGCGATGCCATCACGGATAGAATATTCTAAGCGGCGACCCCATTGCATGCGGGTGCTGTCGGTGAAGTCCGAAGGCGCGCCACCCGTTTTTTCCATGTGCAGGCTGTACTGGCTGCCCCACTGGCTTTTGTTTAAAAGAATAGCGGCCTCACTACCGCCAATAAAACTGCGCCTAATACCAAGCCATTGCTCACGTCCATCATACTCAATGGACGCGGGCGTATAGCCATCTTTATTTGCAGGGAATTGTTTTACATGATTTGCCATGTGTGCCTCATATGTTGGGTTCAGTTCACAACATATAAGACACTTTAATTATGTTTGCAACTCTTATTGTAGCCAATGGCCCGCGAGTTGTTGCAAGTTTATGCTAAGTGATCGGGGTACTTACAGTCAAACTGGTATTTCTTTGAACCCAAGAGATGGGTCGCGCAAACCGAATACGTTGGTTTGCAATAGGTTCACTGAAATAGCCAACTAAAGTCCAAATGGTGGGATCGCTTGTGGCAACAACACGCCGCAAATAATGCTTGCCATCATCTGTTTCAATATAACACTCTACGCCAGCTTCGGATAAAGCATGTAAATTTTCAGATTTGCGGCTTATATAAATAATATCACCCTTGCGGTATTCTGGGTAACTAGCACTATCTGTTACAATAATAGCCTCAAGCAATTCTTCCGAATTAGCATATGGTGGCAAATCAACAGTTTGTATATTGTCGGGCAGTGGTGGTTTAAGGATATTTTGTTCCAGCAACGCGATAACTCCAATTGAAGCTTTTTTCGCGCTGCCAAATGCTAGCCAATGCTCATCGACACCCAACAGTCCAGATAAAGATTTTAGCTGGTGTAGGTTAGGCTCGTTCTTAGCCCTTTCCCAGTGGGCTACCGCACTTTGGCTTACAGATAGCCTATTCGCTAAATCAGCTTGTGATAGACGGCACGCCATTCGTGCCTCTTTAAGACGATTTCCTAGTTTCATCATGATATGAATTCCGAGTCAAGTTGTTAATGACAAAAAGTAATTATTCAGTTAGATTGCTTTTTATCAATCACGGGCCTGCGCGGCATGGGCAACACCACCGTGTAACGGGGACGCCAAAAAAACCAATGGCCGTATTCAGAACGGCACCTTTAGTACCAAGGAGATAATAATATAAATGCAAGTTTATGAAGTCTTGAAGCTCTTTAAGTCGCAAAAACATTTGGCGTGCCTGCTCGAAGTGAGCGAGTCCACAGTCGCGCAATGGAAACGAAGGAACGTTATTCCATCGAACCGTATTCAACAAATATTGGCGGTGGCACAGGCAGAACAAGTTTCTATATCTCCGTCAGATTTCTTTTTTGTAGGTAATGACAAATAATCATGAATAATTACAATTTGTCAAGTTTATATAATTCTTTCGGCATTAAGGTTCATTTTGAGATACCTTGCGCACCAGTGCCAAAGGCCCGTCCGCGCACCGTTAGCGGTAGCGGTGGGTTTGTACGCACCTACACGCCAGCCAAAACTGTAAACTATGAAATGGTGGTTAAGAAGTATGCTAAAATAGCTATGAATGGCCGCCCGCCCTTAGCTGGCCCAATACAGTTAAAATGCTCTTTTGATTTACCAATCCCAAAATCATGGCCAAAGAAAAAGAAAGCTGATGCCTTGGCTGGAAAGCTTTTACCAATAAGCCGCCCAGACATCGATAATTACATAAAAGCAGTGCTTGATGCCGCAAACGAAATTGTAGTCCGCGACGATAGCCAAGTGGTCGCGTTGGTATCAATAAAACAATACAGCGAAACACCAAAAGCCACTTTAATATTTGAGGAAATAAAAAATGCGTAAAAAACTACCCGCCCGCCGCAGAGCAGAAAGCTTTAGAATCGACACACCAACGCAGCGGTTTTTATGTACCGCAGGGTTTGATGATAAGTCTGGCGATTTGCAGGAATTGTTTTTTACAGACCGGGCGCGTGTTGGAAGTGGCCTTGATGATGTATTGTATGACTTAGGCGTTCTGGCAAGTTTAGCGCTGCAATATGGGGTGGATCGAACCGATTTACTTAACAGTTTGTGTAAAGATGAAACTGGAAAAGCCGCGTCACCCATAGGTCAAGCGCTTGAAAAGGTTGAGGAAATAGAGAAAGAACATAAAGGCACTTTACAGATGTTGGCTTCCTTGTATGGTCGAGTCGATGACAAAACGTCATTATAGAACCCAACGGAGCAGCCAATGGCAAGAAACTCAACGGCATATATGCCGCTGTGGGTCGGTGATTATTTAGCCGACACCCAGCACCTAACGACAGTGGAGCATGGCACGTATTTACTGCTTATAATGCACTACTGGCGTAACGGCCCATTCAGCACAGACAAGCGTAAGATTTGTCGCATAAGTGGCCAAACACGATACACTAATTGCTTACCTATCTTGGAAGAGTTCTTTACAGAAGATGGCGGTAAGTGGCACCACAAGCGCGTGGATGCTGAGCTAGAAAAAGCCAAACAATATCAAGACCGTAGGTCAAGTGCAGGCAAGGCTGGCGCTAAGGCCAGATGGGATAGCAATCGCATAGCAATCGCATACGATAGCCAATCCGATGGCAATGGCACTCATAATCATACCAATAAAGATAATAAGTATTTCTATATCGGTAGGGTTTTTAGGCTTACCCAAAAATCAATGGATAGCTTTAAGAAGTTTGGCAGCCCAAACCAAATACTCGAACAGGTTAAAAAGGCAGATGCGTATTATGATGCGCGTATAGCCGATGGCCATGAAAAGAATGATTTTAGATTTAGCAGCACGGCGTTTTTTAAGCTAAGTAGCTGGTTAGAAAAATCACATAACCAGCCCCAGCAAGGAAGTGGAAAGCCTCGCGTTAAGTCAGCAATTTAGGAATAACCAAAATGGAACCCAACTTTTGGAACGATTTACAGAGTGCGGATGGCATTAAGCTACCGCAAGATAGCCCCGGCAGTTACAAAATTGTTTGCCCAGAGTGCGGCGGCAAAGGCAGCAAAGGCTTTGAAGGCAAAACGCTAAGCGTTACAGGCGATGAAAAGGGCGTTGTCTGGTACTGCAACCGGCAAAACAACTGTGGGCACACGGGCAGCCGTTTGTTTACCAAGCCAGAGGAAGCGTGGCGACAAGTTAAGCAGAAAAAGGTTTACCGAAAGCCACCAGAACCCGCTAAACCAAAAGGCGGGTTAGATGAACGTATATACGGCTGGTTTAAGCAGCGTGGCATAAGCAGCGAAACCGTAGACGCGCATAAGATTTTCCATCAAGACCGTGGCTTTGGCGAACATCAAAAGCGGTGGGTGGCATTTCCTTACCATAACTTGGAAAGCCAGCTTACCAACGTAAAATATCGCACGCTTAAGGAAAAACGGTTTACCCAAGAAAAAGATGCCGAGCAGACATTTTACGGTCTTTCCATGGTGCCAGATGATGAAGGCAAAACGCTATACATCGTTGAGGGCGAAATGGATAAGCTGGCAATGTACGAGGCGGGCTATAAACATTGTGTTAGCGTGCCAGCGGGCGGCATAAGCGAAAAGTCTATTGGTAAGCTATCAGACGATAGCGATAAATTCCTGTTTATACAGCATGCAGGCGCTTGGCTTGATAGGTTTGAGCATTTTGTACTGGCGTGCGACTTTGATGAAGTTGGCAAGGCACTTATGGAAGAAGTTAGCAGGCGCTTAGGCCGCGAAAAATGCTGGCGGGTGCATTGGCCAAAGGGCGACGATGACGCTTATATGAAAGACGCTAATGATGTTCTTATGGTGCAAGGCACCGAGGGGTTAATTGCGGCAGTAGAGGCGGCAGAGCCGTGGCCAATACACGATATTCACAGCGTTACGGATTACGCTAGCGAGGTGTGGAAACTGTATCGTGGCGAATACGACAAGCCACTTTCCACCGGGTTCCGTAACCTAGACCAGCATATGCGTATAAGGCCGGGCGAAATTTCCGTTGTTACTGGCATACCAAACAGCGGCAAGTCGGAAATGATGGACGCGATTATGCTTAATATGATTTCGCTCCACGGCTGGAAGTTTGGGATTTGTAGCTTTGAAAATGCGCCGCGCTTCCATATTGCAAAGCTTGCAGAAAAGATAATTGGCGCGCCGTTCTTTAGCCACGAAACGCCAGTGCCACGGGCCAGCGAAACAGATGTGCAGAATGCTATGGTTTACCTAAACGATAATGTGCAGTTTATACGCGCTGACGACCCCGACAAACGCCCGCCAAGCATTGATTGGATAATTGGTAGGGCAAAGGCCATGGTACGTCAGTTTGGGCTACGTGGGCTTGTTATTGACCCATACAACGAGATCGAAAGCACACGCGGCAATAACATGAGCGAAACGGAGTTTATTTCGTACTTGTTAAGCAAGATAAAACGCTTTGCACAAACGTATGATGTTCATGTTTGGATAGTGGCGCACCCACGCAAGATGAACGCTATTGATGGGGTAACGCCTATCCCCGGCCTTTACGACATTGGTGGCAGCGCACATTGGGCCAACAAGGCTGATTTAGGTTGGTGCGTAAGTCGGGATCGGGCTGATACAAGCAAGCCAACGGAGTTACACATTTTAAAGGTAAGATTTAAAGAATGTGGCAGTGCTGGCGGCATTGCGAACTTTAGTTGGGACAAATGGTCGGGCCGTTATTTGCCGTTTATGGAAGAAACCCCAGAGGTTTATAGACAATCCTATGCGGATTGTTGATTTGCCTCTTTCCTAATTTCACCTATGGCGCGCTCAATGTTTACATCAAGCGGTAAGCCCATACGGTGGCGCTCCCACAGCATTGCAAGCAGCAATGGCACCTCTGGCGGCAACTTACGCGCACCACTTACCCAGCGGCGCACAGTTGTATCATCACGGCCAAGCAATCGCGCAAACTTTCGCTGCGCGCCAAACCCTAAAATGGTTTCTATACTGGCTTTGAATTCTTGTGGTGTCATTTGTTCCATGCCCTCTTTTAGAGCCATTGGCCCTAGCATACAAGTGTTTTTAAACTTCGTCTTTCTGTGGCAGCCCGGCATCGATTTGTCTGATGCGCTCGTCACAGATGTGTTTGATTTTTTCGTAGTCGAGGCGGCGTTGCCCCGGTTTGGTACGCAGCACCCTTTTAATTATATCTGCATCCCACGGGTTAAGGCGGTATTCCAGCCATATGTCCCATGGCTGGATTTTATGTTTGGCGTAATCAGATTCCCCAACATTATGGTCGCGGGCTTTAGGTGTTGGGGTTTCTTTCATTTTAAGCAGCGCTTTCAAAATAGTAGACATCGGACAGCGTTGTATCGGGGTCAACTTCGATTTTTTCCACCCGGTAAAAGCATGTTTGCTCTGAATTGTGTTGCGCACATACTTGCGCATGTAGGCGCTTTAACATTTCAGCGGTTTCCATTGCTTCACCATATTTTCCAAGGGGGTAAGCTTCACAAAACTTCCAACCATCTGGGTCAACGCCATTCAACCGCATTTCTGCGGCTGCGGCTGGGTTATGGTTTTCGCGTTTTTGCACAAGGTAAAAGGTTTTCATTACGCTGTTTCCTTTGCTAATAAATCTTTGGTTGCTCCAACAATTTTGTTTTCAATTTTTGCAATCGCAAATTCAACTTGTTCAGTAAGCAAGTCATTGCACTTCATAAAATCTAAAGAAACATAAAGGGCAGTCAGTGCTTCGCGGTCATATTGGCTAAGTGGGTTTGTCATTTGCTGGGTTCCTTTGTTTGCGTTGTTAATGAATTATATATAGGGCCATTGGCACTACTTAGCAACCCCTAAAATACAAAAAGAGAACAAAAAAAGCGCCAACGGCACTAC